CTTGCAGTATCAGGTAATCTCACAGTAAGTGGAACGACTACCGAATTAGATACAACAAATTTAAATGTCACAGATAAAAACATAACACTTAACTATCATGCTTCCAGTGATACTTCATCTAATGCAGATGGTGCGGGTATTACAATTCAAGATGCAGTTGATGGTTCTAACGATGCCACTTTTAATTGGGGAAACACAAATGATAGGTTTGCACTTTCACATGGTTTAGAAGTATTAACAGGCAGTGTTGGCATAGGAACGAGTGCTCCTACTGGTACTTTATATGTAAATGGACAAACTAATATATTTAACGGAGCAAGTGGTGATGTTGGTGGTATATCAATAGCACCAAGTAATACAGATACACAGATTTTTAATAATTCTCCTGGTTCTTATGGTGATTATGGTATGAGATTTAAAACCATGAAAACTACAGGAGGGGCAGCATATGTTGATGCTTTATATTTACAGTATGATGGTAAAGTTGGAATGGGAACAACTTCTCCTGCAACAGGTTTACATGTAGTCACTACTGGTAGCATAACACCTTTTAGAATCCAAGGGGGTGCTAATGTAGGTACAAATATAATGGAAGTTGGTTATGCTGGTGGGGCTGCAGGGGCTAACTTTATCGTTAATGACTACGGTAAAGTTGGAATTGGAACTGCTGATCCAAAATATCTATTTGATGTATACAGTACTGAAGATATTTCTATGAGAGTACATCGACCTTCATCAGGTCTTGGATTAAATGATAGTTGTGGTATTGGTTTCTCACATAGAGGAGATGCAAATACTTCATCCTCAGATACAAGAGCGGCCATAGTTAGTACTTACAATGGAAGTTTATTTTTATGTACAGAACCTAGTGGTAATTTAAACAGTAATCCAGTAGACCACGCAGCTTTATCTATTGTAGGCACTACTCAAAATATTGGAATTGGAACGGTCGCTCCTCAAGCTTTATTCGACGTAACTGTTCCAAATGCAAAAACAGCAAATGCTGGAGTATGGGGATATTTAGGAAAAACTAATGAAAGTTCTAATTATCAAGCATTACAATGTTTTCAAATTGGTGGTAATGCAGCTGATGAAAGAAGGTATGAATTCCAAACTATAGAACAAGGCGTATCAAATGATGGAATTATTGTTTTACAAAAATCTGGTGGAAGAGTATTCATAGGTCACGATAGTGCTGACGGTAATAATGATAAATTATCAATATCAGGCAGTATCGGAATTAGTAATGATGGTTATATAGGAGCTGGTTCTGGTTGGGGACCATCTAATGGCTCTGCTTCAGGCAATACTATTCAACTTTACAGTAGTTCTACTGGTAATATGACTTTAGCTGCAAATTATTCTGCTGCTGATACAGTATTTAATATGAGTGGTAGTACAAAATTTGTTGTAAAAAGGTCAGCCGCTGGTACTGAAGCAATTCAATATTATACTCAAGATGGTGGAGTTAGATTGGGCGCATTAAATTCTGCGTATCATCATCAAATGAGATTAAGTGGACCAAGCCTATATTATTTTGATAATGCATGTCAAGCTTCAGGTGGTTTCTCTACATATTCAGATGCAAGATTTAAGAAAGATGTTGAAACAATAACAGGAGCTCTTGATAAAGTAGCTGTTATGAATGGTGTGACATTTAAATGGAGGGATGCAGCAAATAGAGGTAGTGGAAATACTGGAAAACAATTTGGTGTTTTAGCTCAAAATATGTTAGAAGTAGATTCTGAATTACCAACATTAAATGTTGACCCATTAGAGACTAATGAAAATATAGAGGATAACAGTAAAGATACTGATTACTATACAATGGATTATAGTAGAATTACCCCATTCTTAATTGAAGCAATAAAAGAATTAAAAACAAAATTAGAAGCAGCAGAAGCTAGAATAACAACATTGGAAGGATAAACTCTTATAAATAGAATATAATAGGAAAGGAATATAATGGCAGCGCCAAATAGTAAAGACACATTTAAAGATTATTGTTTACGTCAACTGGGTTTCCCAGTGATAGAAATTAATGTTGATGATGACCAGTTGGACGATAGAGTAGATGAAGCTATTCAATATTGGCAAACATATCATGATGATGCTACAGAAAAATTCTATTTAAAACATAAAGTCACAAACTCAGAATTAACAACAGCAGCTGCTTCAAATGGTACATTTGTAAAAGGAGAAACTATTACAGGTGGAACATCCGGTGCAAAGGCTGTTATCGATTCAGTCACAAGTACTACTAAGTTAAGATATAACGCATTAGTAGATTCTAATATAGCATTTCAAGTTGGTGATGTAATTACTGGTGGAACGTCAGGAGCTACAGGTACAATTGCAGCAAATGGAATATCTAAAGGTGATATAGAGAATCGTTATATACCAATTAATAGTTTAATTACTGACGTTGTTAGAGTAATGCCAATAAGAGATGATGTATCCTCAAGCGATATGTTCGATGTAAGATATCAAATACATTTACACGATATGTATAACCTTGGCTTTATGGGAAGTTTAGCTGAATACGTAATGAGTATGGAATATTTAGATTTATTAGATAAAGTGATTGATTCAGACCAAAAACACATAGATTTTAATCGTCATAGAAATACATTAGAAATATTCATGGATTGGGATGAAGAAGTTTTACCAGATGAGTATATGGTTATTGAATGTATAAGGGTTATAGACCCAGCAACTTATACTGATATATACAATGATTATTATTTAAAGAAATATGCTACTGCTTTAATTAAAAGGCAATGGGGCCAAAACCTATTAAAATTTGAGGGAATGCAAATGCCGGGTGGTGTTGCATTTAATGGACGTCAATTATTTGATGATGCCAAAGAAGAAATAACATTATTAGAAGAAGAAGCAAGATTGAATTGGGAAAGACCAGTTGATTTTTTCTCGGGGTAAACTATGCCTAGAAACGTTTATTTTAGTCAGGCAGTAAGGACCGAACAAAACCTATACGAAGACCTGATTATAGAGTCTCTAAAGATATTTGGACAGGATGTTTATTACATTCCTCGTACTCTTATTAATAGAGATGCCATATTAGATGAAGACCCAGCATCTAAATTTGATGATGCATATCTTATTGAAGCATACCTAGAAAATATAGATGGATTTAATAATACTGTAGATTTATACTCTAAGTTTGGATTAGAAATACGTGACCAAGCTGAATTTGTAATATCACGTAAAATCTGGGAACGAAGAGTTGCAGCTTCTGATACATCATATAGTGGTGATATAAATCCAAAACCTAGAGAAGGCGATTTGTTATTCATGCCAATGACAAATAAGTTCTTCGAAATTATGTTTGTTGAAGATGACAAACCATTTTATCAATTATCTAATTTACCTGTTTATAAATTAACTACAGAATTATTCGAATATTCTGGAGAAGATTTTGATACAGAAATAGAAGGAATAGATGACTTAGCAAATGAAAATTATCAAACAGCATTTGATATATCACTACAACAAGATAATACATATTTAGAAGTTGGTGAGAGAGTAAGGCAAATTTTAGATTCAAACGTAACACCTAATATTATTATAACAGGAGAAATAGTACAAAGAACTAAAATATCAGCTAATCAGGAAAGAGTGTTTGTAGACCAAATACAGATTACTGGTACAACAGAGTATAGAGAATTTTTAGCAACTGCAGGTAATACAGTTATAGGGATAGATTCAGGAGCTACCGGTAGTATATCCACAATATTTAATGATTTAACAGATACACAAAATATAGCTTGGGCTGACGATGCAAGTGCTCAAAATATAGATTTTGAAACAGTAGCTGATGGATTCTTAGACTTTTCAGAGGTCAATCCATTTGGCGACCCATCGGAGACATACTAATGTTTGGTGACCCGTTCTATCATGCAACAATGAGAAAATCAGTGGCCGTATTTGGTACATTGTTTAATAATATGAAAGTTGTAAGAAGAAATTCTTCTGGTAATATTATTAATACTATGAAAGTACCATTAGCTTATGGTCCTAAGCAAAAGTTCTTATCAAGATTAGATAACGAAACTGGTGCTGATGCTAACATGGCAATTAAATTACCAAGGATGGCTTTTGAAATAACTTCCTTATCATTAGATTCAGCTCAAAGATTAACTAAGAAAGCTGCGGTTTCAGAAACAAATGCTTCAGATGTAAATAAGAAAAAATTAATTAAACATTATACAACCTATGATATTGGTATGTCATTGTTTATATTAGCTAAAAACCAAGATGATGGTTTACAAATTATGGAACAAATACTTCCATATTTTCAGCCTGAGTATACAGTCACAATAAAACCAATTGATGGTTGGACAACATTAAAACAAGATGTTCCTATCGTGTTAAGTGGTGTTAGTATTGCTGATGAATATGAAGGTGATTATACTAGTAGAAGAGTATTAACCTATCAATTAGATTTCACAATGAAAATGAAATTCTATGGCCCAGCTTCAAACACAGGTATAATAAGAGAAGTAAATATAGATTTAAATAATAATGTAAGTGGTACAGAAATATTAGAAGAAATGGATATTAGAGTCACACAAACTGAAGCTGATGCAGATGATAATTATACAGTCACAACTGTAATTGATGGTGGCGGACAAAACGAACAGACTGGATTGTCAGTATATACACTAACAGTGGCAGCTAAACAATATGGTACTGGTAATGCCTATTATTGGAATACCACTCAACAAGCTGGGTTCTCATTCCAAAGAGGTGGAACTTATCAATTTAATTTCCCAACAGCTCACCCACTTAATTTTTCTACTACATCTGATGGAACACACAATGGTGGAACTAAATATGAAACTGGAACAACCGAAGCTTCAGGGTCAAATACAATTGTAATAGATGATAACACACCATCTGTACTTTACTACTATTGTGCAAACCATAGTGGTATGGGTGGAAGAATAGATATAGTCACATAATGAAAAAAGATAAAATGATGAAAGCTCTGGATAAAAATCTTCCAAAAAAGATTCCTAATCGTCCTATCGTAGATAAAGATATAAAAGATGATTATGAATTTTCAAGAGCAACTTATAAAGATTTAATAAGAACTGGTACCAGTTCTTTAGATGTTCTAGCTGAGCTCGCGCGCGAGAGCGAGCACCCGCGAGCATTTGAGGTATTATCTAAAACAATAAAAGATTTAGGTGATACAACTGAGAAGTTAATGAAACTTCAAAAAGATAAAGACGATTTACAAAATAAAAAAGAAGATAAAGTTAATCGAGAAGTGACAAATAATAATGTTTTCGTGGGCAGTAGTACAGACCTTCAAAGAATGTTATTAGATACTAAGGATAATGTAATCGATGCAGAGAGTCAAAAATAACGAGTTTGGTTATTTAGGTAATCACCTCGTAAAAAGAGATGGAGTTGAAACTTCTTTTACGAAAGAAGAAGTACTCGAATATAAAAAGTGTATGAAAGACCCATCTTATTTTGCAAGAGAATATGTAAAGATAATATCTCTTGATGAAGGATTAGTTCCATTTGAATTATATCCATATCAAGAAAAGATGTTTAAACATTTTAATGATAATAGATTTAGTATTGTTTTAGCTTGCAGACAAAGTGGTAAATCAATATCATCAGTGGTATATCTTTTATGGTATGCGTGTTTTCACCCAGAGAAAACAATTGCTATATTAGCTAATAAAGGAGCCATTGCAAGAGAAATGTTAGCAAGGATAACGTTAGCATTAGAAAATTTGCCTTACTTTCTTCAACCAGGATGTAAGGCTTTGAATAAGGGAAGTATAGAGTTTAGTAATAACTCAAAGATTGTGGCTAATGCTACATCTGCAAGTTCCATTAGGGGTTTGTCAGTTAATCTTCTTTTCCTAGATGAGTTTGCATTTGTAGATAACGATGCACAATTCTATACTTCTACTTATCCAGTTGTGACAGCAGGTAAAGATACTCAAATCATTATTTGCTCAACAGCAAACGGGATAGGTAATGTTTATCATAAACTCTGGGAGGGTGCGGTACAAAAAACAAATGACTTTAAATCTTTTAGAGTGGATTGGTGGGATGTACCAGGAAGAGATGAAAAATGGAAAGAACAAACTGTAAATAATACATCCAAATTACAGTTCGAACAAGAATTTGGTAATACTTTCCATGGGCGAGGGAATACACTCATAGCGGCTGATGCTTTATTGAGCCAAAAAAGTGTAGACCCAGAGTTTGTAAATGAAAGGTGTTTAATATACAAAAATCCTGTTAAGGAACATGAGTATATTATGACCGTGGATGTATCGAAGGGTAGAAATCAAGATTATAGTACATTTAATATAATCGATGTAAGCACTACGCCTTTTGAGCAGGTAGCTGTATTTAGAGATAATAATATATCTCCGATGCTATTACCTGATATTATATATAAGTATGCCAACTTATATAATGAAGCTTACGTTGTGGTGGAAAGTAATGACCAAGGTGCTGTAGTTTGTAATGGTTTATATTATGATTTAGAATATGAAAACGTGTTTGTTGAATCTAGTATTAAAGCCAACGCGATTGGTGTGACAATGACTAGAAGAGTTAAGCGTATTGGATGCTCAGGTATAAAAGACCTGATTGAGCAGAATAAGCTGATTATATATGATGCACAAACTATAGTTGAAATGAGTACCTTTGTTTCAAGGGGAAGTTCATTTATGGCTATAGCACCTAACCACGATGATTTAATGATGAACTTAGTTTTATTTGCTTGGTTTACTACAACTGATGTATTCCAATCATTAACTAATATTGATATGAAAAATATGTTATATAAGGAAAGGTTAAAAGAAATACAAGATGACATGCTTCCATTTGGATTTACCACAGAGGAGAATGTTAACGCTAATAAATATACTAGAGACCAAGATGGAAATATTTGGTTTGAAGAGAGAGTATGGAAAGGTTCACAGAATTTTTAGTAGAAAAAGAAGAAGAGCTCAAGCCTAGCGAGCTTGAAATAGTTGTACTTGGCCTTAGTGATGAGGAAGGAACCTTTGCGGATTTAATTCAGAAAGTTGCTAAGAAGAGAGGAATAAAACATACTCTTGTTGATATTACTGAAGCTTATATTACATCATCGGATGTTGAAATTGGTGAAGTTAAATTAAGAAATATAGATGGTGAGGATACTAGTATTGCTGTAAATATACATAACTCAATTATATTTGTAAGGGCCGGAGCTATACAATCAATGACAGCACAAGCCTTAGTATCATCTATGCAAACAATCGGATTTTTCTTAGTTAATGATTTAGAATCTATGTTATTATGTGATAATAAAATGGCATCATCATTAGCATTAGAAAGAAATAATGTACCAATTCCAAGAACAGCAATTGTGAATAATGTTAAATCAATTGAAGATTCTCATAAAAGAGTTGGTGGTAAATTCCCAGTAATTATAAAAACATTAACAGGTACACAGGGTGTTGGTGTATCGAAAGTAAATGATATGGCATCCTTAACATCAGTTTGTCAATCATTATGGAAATTTGATGCTGACCTTTTAATACAAGAATTTTTTGATATTAAATCAGATATAAGAACTCTTGTAGTAAATGGAGAAATCATTGGAGCAGCTGAAAGAATTAAAAGAGACACAAAAGAATTTAGAAATAATGTACATTTAGGAGCCGATACAGAGCCTTATGTTTTAACCGATGAAGAAAAACACGTAATTGTAGAAGCAGCCAGAACATCTGGTGCTGTATATTGTGGTGTTGACCATTGTAAAATTGGTAAGAATATATATGTACTTGAAGTAAATGGTTCACCTGGTATTCGTTCTCATTTTATGGGATATGACGAAGAAGGTGAACCAACTAAGAAAATAAAAGATGAATTAGTACTTGGAAAAGTTATTGATAGGTTATTATTAGAAGAAAATAGAAGACCTATGATGAGAAAAGAAGTAGGATTCATTGAATCAATCAAACTAGATGGAATGGAAAACAATCTCATTCGAGCTAAGTTTGATACAGGTAATTCAGCCTCAGCAACTATGCTACATGTAGATAAATTAGAAGTTGATGGTGATATGGCTAAATGGGAAAAGAATGGATTAAAGTTTGAAAGCGAGATAGTAGATATATCCGAACCTAAAAGAGGTAAGAAAGATTTTGATACAAGACCTGTTGTAGAACATGGAATTACTTTTAATAATAGAAAATATGTAATAGAATTAGGGTTAACTGAGAAAGATACTGCATCTGAAATGTTAGTTAATCGTAAAACTATGACCAAATTGAGGGTCTCAGTACATCCAAACCGAAAATTCGTAGTTAGCGATTATGCCGGTAAAGATGACGCTTACACTAAAGACTAAAATATTATAAATAATAATGATTGAAAATAAACGTATTATGTATCATATTAACTAACTCAATAAAAAACAGAGGACAAAGCGATGGCATTTTTAGTATCACCAGGCGTTCAAATCAAAGAGGTTGACGCCACTAACGTGATTCCTGCTGTATCATCATCTATTGGTGGTTTCGCAGGTTCATTTAATTGGGGTCCTACGGAGGAACTTATTACAGTTGGTTCAGAAAATGAACTAGCCGAAAAGTTCGGTTCACCGGATTCTAATACTGCTAAATACTTTCTCACTGCAGCATCATTCTTAAAGTATGGCAATGCACTGAAAGTAGTTCGAGTTTCTTCAGGTCACTTAAATGCGACTGCGAATGGAGCCGGACAATTAGTAAAAAATGGCGAAGATTATGAAAATAATTACGCCGATGGTTCTCTTAGTAAAGGTAATTGGGTAGCAAAATATCCTGGCGTACTAGGTAATAGTCTCAAGGTATCTATGGTGACAGCTGGAGTTTCGACTTCCAACTACAACTCATGGGCTTTCAAAGGTTCATTTGATGAAAAACCAGGTACTTCAGACTTTGCAACCGGTCTTGGAAAAACTTCAGCAGCTGATGAACTTCACGTTGCTGTAATTGACGAAGACGGTGCATTAACTGGTACTCCTAATACTGTATTAGAAACATTCTCATTTGTATCGCAAGGTTCAGATGCGAAGAAGGCTGATGGTACAACCAACTTCTACAAAGATGTGATTAACTCACAATCCGAGTATATTTGGTGGGCTGACCATGATACTTCATTAACTGATGCAGGGGAAACAGTTGCTTCTCAATCCGGTGCTATGACAACTAATACCGCTGTGATTGATAACTCATTGGGTGGTGGAACCGACGATAACGCTCCAACAACTGGAGAGATTGCACTTGGATACGATAAATTCGAAGATGCTGAAACTGTAGATGTAAATCTATTGTTTGCTACACCTGACGCTAATGGCGCCAATACTATAGCAAATGATTTAATATCTATTGCAACAGCTAGAAAAGATTGTATGGCATTTGTATCTCCTCCTTTAGAGGATAGCGTAGGTTCAGCAACACCATCAACTGATGTTATTGCATTCGCAGATACTTTAACTTCAAGCTCATACGGGTCATGTGATTCAGGAGCTCTATACATATATGACAAATACAACGATGTATTTAGATATATAGGAGCCGCTGGTCATGTTGCTGGTTTATGTGCAAACACTGATAACGTAGCAGATGCATGGTTCTCACCAGCTGGTGTGAATCGTGGACAACTACTTGGTGTCACAAAACTAGCTTATAATCCTACTCAAGCAGACAGAGATGCTCTTTATAAAGCAAGAGTTAACCCTGTAGTATCACTACCTGGACAAGGTACAATATTATTTGGTGACAAAACTTTATTAAGCAGACCTTCAGCATTTGATAGAATTAACGTAAGAAGATTGTTTATTGTATTGGAGAAAGCAATTTCAACAGCAGCAAAAGCACAATTATTCGAATTCAATGACGAATTTACAAGAGCTCAATTCAAAAACTTAGTTGAGCCTTTCTTGAGAGACGTCAGAGGTCGAAGAGGGATTACAGACTCATTAGTAGTTTGTGATGGAACTAATAACACAAGTCAAGTAATAGATGCTAACAGATTTGTAGCAGATATCTTTATCAAGCCTTCAAGGTCTATTAACTTTATTACTTTAAATTTTGTAGCTACACGTTCTGGGGTATCATTCTCAGAAATTAGTGGTTCGTAAGGAGGATTAAGACATGGCTATTTTAGGAATAGATGATTTTAAATCAAAACTTACCGGTGGAGGTGCTAGAAGTACCTTATACAAAGCTACAGTTAACTTTCCATCTTTCGTAGGTGGAGATGTTGAACTTACATCCTTTTTAATCAAGGCATCAAAAATGCCAGATTCTACAATTGAGCAGATAACTGTTCCATTTAGAGGTAGATTATTAAAGATGGCTGGTGGAAGAACTTTCTCAGATTGGAGTACAACAATTATAAATGACACAGACTTCAGAGTCAGAAATGATTTAGAAAAATGGTCAAATGCTATTAATGAGCACGCGAATAATACGGGTCTCACTAATACAAATGATTATTTCTGTGATATGCAAATTGACCAATTAGATAAAGATGGTTCTACAATTAAGTCATACAACTTTAGAGGTTGTTGGCCAACAGCAATTGCTGAGATAGCAGTAGGATATGAATCCGAAGCTATTGAGGAATTTGAGGTGACTTGGGCAGTTCAGTATTGGGAATCCAATACCACTTCGTAAGTATAAATAACTATAACGGGGAGGGAATTCTCTCCCCTTTATATTAAAGAGAGATTATGGCAGAAGATAAAAAAGGCGGAATTCAAATGTTTGGGTTTGAGATAACCCGAGCTAAAGACAAAAGCAAAAAACCTGATAGACCTTCCTTCGTTACTAAAACGGATGAGGATGGTGCAGGTGTAATACAAGCCGGTGGTCATTTTGGAGCATATCTAGATGTAGATGGAGATAAAGCAAAATCAGACATAGATATGATGTTAAAATATAGAGACATTGCATCTCAACCAGAATGTGACGCCGCGATTGAAGATATCGTAAATGAATCAATAGTAGGAGACCATGATGAGGCTCCTATTAATATTATATTAGATGAATTAGATATATCCGATAAGATAAAAGAAATGATGAGACATGAATTTGATAATGTTTTATCAATGTTAAGTTTTGGACAGTATGCACATGACATATTTAGAAGATGGTACGTTGATGGTAGATTACCATATCATATCGTAGTAGATAATGAAAATCTTAAAGGCGGAATAAAAGAATTAAGATATATCGATCCAACAAAATTAAGAAAGGTCAAAGAAGTAGAAGAAGAAACTGACCAAAAGACTGGTGCAAAAATAATTAAGAAAGTAGAAGAATACTTTATGTACCAGGATAACGCAATGGGTAAATACAATCAGGGATTAAAGATTAAACCTGATGCAATTGCATACTGTACTTCAGGTGTAATGGACCCAAGTAGAAAAAGAATACTTTCATATTTACAAAAGGCTTTAAAGCCAGTAAACCAGTTAAGAATGATGGAAGACTCATTGGTAATCTATAGAATATCAAGAGCTCCAGAAAGAAGAATATTTTATATCGATGTAGGTAATTTACCAAAAGGAAAAGCGGAAGATTACTTACGTGGTATAATGCAACAGTATAGAAATAAATTGGTATATGACGCTAAGACTGGCGATATCAAAGATGATAAAAAACATATGTCAATGTTGGAAGATTTCTTCCTACCAAGAAGAGAAGGTGGAAGAGGTACTGAGATATCAACCTTACCAGGTGGAGAAAACCTAGGTCAAATAGATGATATCTTATATTTCCAAAAGAAACTATATAAAGCTTTAAACGTTCCTTTAAATAGATTGGAACAAGAAGCACAGTTTAGTTTAGGTAGAACAACTGAAATAACCAGAGATGAAATTAAGTTTAAGAAGTTTATTGACAGATTAAGAAAAAGATTCTCTGATTTATTCATGCAACTACTTAAAACACAACTCTTGTTAAAAGGTATTATTACCAGAGAAGATTGGAATAACTGGAAAAATTCAATAACCTTCGATTATATTGAAGATAACTATTTTTCTGAGTTAAAACAATCTGAAATGATAAGAGAAAGATTTGAAATGTTGAGTTCCCTCGATGAGTATGTAGGTACTTATATATCCAATGAATGGGTAAGAAAGAACGTACTGCGATTCAGTGAAGAAGAAATTGAAAACATTCAAAAGCAAATTGATTCTGAGGATAAAGCTGGAGAGCTGGATATGCCAGACCCAGATGACCCAAGATTTAATTAAGTTAGAATATAAAATATTATAAATAAAATAGAGGTAAGTAAATTATGAGCGTTGAAAATTTAGTACAAAACCTAAAAGATGGCGATACTGTCGCAGCTGGAAAAGCCTATGATACTGTAATGGCACAAAAATTACAGGCTGTATTAGATGCTAAGAAAATAGAATTAGCACCTACTATGGCAGGTCAAGAACCGGCTGTAGCTGTAGAAGAGCCTTCTGAAATGGAAGGAGAAATAGCTCAAGATGAGATTAATAACTGAGTTTGTAGATAACGACCTAGATATTTTAATCGAAGCCAAGAAAGATGGTGGCAAAGATTATTTTATTGAAGGCGTTTTCATGCAATCCGAGAAAAAGAACAAAAATGGTCGTGTATACGAAAAGGCTGTTATGGAAAAAGCCGTAGATAAGTATATAGCCGAACAAGTTAAAACAGGCAGAGCAGTTGGAGAACTAAATCATCCGGAAGGACCAACTGTAAACCTGGATAAAGTTTCACACAAAATTAATTCGCTGCAATGGCAGGGAAATGATGTTGTAGGAAAAGCATCAATTCTTAAAACCCCTATGGGAAAAATAGTCGAAGGACTACTCGAAGGTGGTGTTAAGCTTGGTGTATCAAGTCGTGGTATGGGAAGTCTTGTATCGAAAAAGGGCGCACAATACGTGGGGGATGACTTTATGTTATCTACTATAGATATAGTTCAAGACCCTTCAGCTCCAAGTGCATTTGTAAATGGAGTTATGGAAGGTGTTGAATGGGTATGGGATAATGGCGTTCTTGCACCGCAAGATATTGAATTAATTGAGACTGAAATTAAAAGCACCAAATCTAAGAATCTACCTGAGGTAGAGATTAGAGCTTTTAAAAATTTCCTCTCTAAAATAAACTCTCAAAATAATAGGGGAATATAAAATGTCAGAAGAGATTTTAAATCAAGAGCCTATGGTAGATGAAGAGCAACTTCAAGAGAGTCAAGTAGAGGAAACATCCGTTTCTGAAGACGAAACTATCGAAGAAGCTGCTAAGAATAAAGCAAAAGAAGAAGAGTATGAAGAAGACGTGCAGAAAGAAGAAGCACCGAAAATGAATATTCCGAAAACTAAAGCTGGAACAATTCAAGCTGCTGTAGAGATGCTCAAGAAAGCTAAAAAAGAAGATGCCCAAAAGCTTTTTGCTAAAATGATTAAAGTCGATGAAGCTGGTGAGGAAGAAGAATCTATAAAAACAGAGAAAGATGCTGAAAACGCAGTTAAACCAAAACAAGCCAAAGACCCAAAAGCTGGGAAAGGCGACTCCAAACATGGAGAAGTGGTTAAAGCTAAAGTTGAATCAGCAGATTTCGATGAAGATTTAGATATCCTTATCGCTGAAGAGGCTACATTGTCAGATAGCTTTAAAGTAAAAGCAGGGACAATCTTCGAAGCAGTGTTAACTTCAAAATTAACACAAGAAGTTGACAGACTAGAGTCTGAATATGCTTCAAATCTTGAAGAAGAAGTATCTGAAATTCAAAATGATATGGTAGAAAAGGTAAATGGTTATCTTGACTACGTAGTAGAAAATTGGATGAAAGAAAATGAACTAGCAGTAAGTTCTGGTCTTAGGACTGAAATTGCTGAAGAATTTATGACTTCACTTCAGAAAGTGTTCACAGAACATTACATCGAAGTTCCAGAAGGTAAAGTTGACTTAGTTGATGAACTCAACGAACAAGTTAATGAGCTTGAAGGAATTTTAAATAAAACCACAGAAGATAATATCGATCTACACTCTAAAGTTTCTGAATACAGAAAACAAGAAATAGTAAGAGAACAATCTTCAGGGCTTGCAGAAACAGAAGCTGAAAAACTAGCATCATTAGTAGAAGATGTTGAATTCGAAGACGAAGATACTTTCCAAACAAAAGTATCTACAATTAAGAGTTCATACTTTAAAAGTGAAGTTAACGAATCAGCTGATGAAGTAGATAGTTTACTTGGTGAAGATAATGCTGATGAATCAGTAGTTTCAGAATCAATGGCTAGATATACTCAAGCTATTAATAAACACATTTCTTAAATAAAGGGGAATAAAAAAATGTTTAATGCAGACGCAAACTTAATGGAAAAATGGGGTCCTGTTCTAGACCATGATGGTGTAGACCCAATCCAAAGTAAATACAAGAAAGCTGTCACAGCTAGATTGTTAGAAAACCAGGAAGTTGCATTACAAGAAGAAAGAGCTCAAGCACAAGGAAATTTCATTTCTGAGGCTGCTGCAGCTAACAACATTGGTTCAGGTTCAGCTCCAAATAACATTGGAACTTTTGACCCAGTATTGATTTCTTTAGTAAGACGTGCAATGCCAAACCTCATCGCTTATGATGTAGCTGGAGTTCAACCTATGAGTGGACCAACAGGCTTAATCTTTGCAATGAAATCAAAATATACCTCACAATCTGGATCAGAAGCATTCTTTGATGAAGCTGATACTGATTTTTCAGGTACAGGTACTCACCAAGCTGACCCAACAGGTCTACTAGGCGTTACTGATGCTGACACTGACGGTTCAATCGCAGATACAGCTGACACTGTTTCAACATTCGGTTCTGGTTTATCCACAGCCGCTGCTGAAAGATTAGGTGTTGGTGAATCTGGAGACGGTTCATTCGGTGAAATGGCTTTCACAATCGAGAAAGCTACAGTCACAGCTAAGTCAAGAGCTTTAAAAGCTGAGTACACAATGGAATTAGCACAAGACCTTAAAGCAATCCACGGATTGGATGCTGAAGGCGAATTGGCTAACATCCTTTCAGCTGAAATATTAGCTGAAATCAATAGAGAAGTTGTAAGGTCTATCCTTAAAACTGCTAAAATTGGTGCTTTACAAACATCTACTGCTGTAAGTGGTATTTTTGATGTAAACACTGATTCAGACGGAAGATGGATGGTTGAGAGATTTAAAGGCTTAATCATGCAGATTGAAAGAGAATGTAATGTTATCGCTAAAGAAACAAGACGTGGAAAAGGTAATTTTGTTATCTGTTCTTCAGACGTAGCTTCAGCTTTAGCAGCTGCTGGTCTTTTAGACTACACACCTGCTCTTTCAGTTGATTTAAACGTTGACGATACTGGTAATACATTCGCTGGATTACTAAATGGTAGAGTTAAAGTTTACATCGATCCTTATGCAACAGTTGACTTCGTTTGTGTTGGTTATAGAGGTGCAAACCCATATGACGCAGGTTTATTCTACTGCCCATACGTTCCACTAACAATGGTTAAAGCCGTTGGTGAGAATGATTTCCAACCAAGAATGGGATTCAAAACAAGGTACGGCATGATTGCTAACCCTTATGTAGCTATTGATGGTACTATCGGTTCAGATAGAAGCAACCAATACTTCAGAATCTTCAGAGTTGATGACATAATGGTGTAAGCCAGAGTTAACACTCATTTTAAAGGGACCTTTCGGGGTCCCTTTTCTTTTGTTTAGCATTTAAATCATTATAAATAACTATATGGCATTAACAACTAATATAAACTATTTAAGTCCTACTGGATTTCAATTAAAAATCAATAGCTTAAGATATCCTAATTTAGAATATTTTGCTACAACGGTAAGCTTACCGTCAGTATCTTTAGACCCACAACCTTTGAATTATAAAACATTGGATTTTGATGCAACAGGTAGTAGATTAAAGTTTGGTGATTTTAATTTAACAGTTCAAATAACTGAAAACTTTGATAACTATTTAGAAACATTTAATTGGATGCATAATCTCCAATCACAAACTGGAAAGGAAGCTGAAGATTTAAAAGAAGATGCAGTACTATTAGTATTTACATCTCATAATAATGTTAATAAAACAATTAGATTTAAGGATATATTTCCTACATCTTTAGGAGCCTTAGAATTTACATCAACAGCAGAAGGTGTCAATTACCTTACATGCGATATAACATTCTCATACACAAACTTTGAATTTGAATAAACAGTTTACTTTTTCGTAAAACTGTGTTATAATATATAGATATGAATAATTTACAAACTATACTAGATATGTGGAAAAAGGATTCAGTCATTGATGAAATGGCTTTAGATGAATCCTCTCGAGATTCTGCAAAACTACACGGAAAATACTTAGAAATTTTATCAGCCAATAGAATGAAGCTGAAAAAAGCTGACCTTGAATTTAAGGTATTACTTAAAGAGAAATGGTTGCATTATAATGGTAAGTTATCTCAAGAAGATATAGATAAACATGGATGGGATTATGACCCATTGAATGGATTAACTATACTCAAAGGTGATATGGATAAATTCTATGATTCTGATAAAGACATACAAGAAGCACAGGCTAAGATAGCATATCTGCAAGAGATATGTGATACACTCAAAGAAATATTAGATAATGTTAAATGGAGACATCAAACCATTAAGAACATGATAGAGTGGCGTAAGTTTACCAGTGGAATATAAGATACACCAATACAAATTTACTAATATGACTCGATACGAGAATATCGTTCGTACTGCTATGAATGAACTAGGACATACAGAAACTAGTGATGAAGCTGAATTAAATTTCTATAATCATATATCAAATTGGCCAAGAACTGATAATACTATTATAATAAAACCAACTGCTCCAACTAATAAACATTTTGCTTTAGATACTTGGGGATATGCTAATGATTCTAAGATGGCATATATAGAACCTGAGTGGATGAATCCTTTTGATTATCAAATGAATTATAAAGGCGAGAAAGAATATATACGAGAACTTATAGATAAAAAATCAAATAAATGGGATGAATCAATATTACTTAAATGGCGTAAACCAAAAGTAAAAATACCTGAAGACCATATATTAATAATAGGTCAACAGCCACATGATGAAACAGTAAATGGATTTGGATTTGGAGACCATTGGAGAAAATTAAGTCAAATAGTAAATGCTATAGAAGATACACCTATCGTAGTTAAATTACACCCAGCCATGGATAGGGATATCCAAATGAGAGCAAAGGAAATAGAAAAATGGAAGGAAAGGGATATTACAGTTATAACCGATTACGTGAGTATACATGACGTGCTCCCACACGCGCGCGTAGCTGTACTAGAAAATAGTACCGCAGGTATAGAATGTATGATGCATAACGTTCCTATTATATCTTATGGATTTCCTGAATATCATTGGGTCACAGAAAAAATACAAACATTACCACACTTAAAGAGTGCTATAAGAGATATCTCATGGTACAGCCATAAGGAAAACGAGATGTTTATTCATTGGTATATAAATAGATATTTATGTACAGATGTTGAGACAACTAAACTAAGAATTCAGAATATATTATGGATGTAATTAAAGTAGCAAAAATGAATGAAACGTTTATGTACGTATCATGTGATAAGGGCATTGAGAAAGAATTGTCCGAACATTTTTGTTTTTTCGTTCCAGGTTATAAATTTATGCCAGCATACCGTAATCGTATGTGGGATGGAAAGATAAGACTTTATGATTATAAAAGACAAACTTTATATAACGGTTTATTCAAATATTTAAAAGAGTTCGCAGAAGTGAGGGGCTACAAGGTTATAACAGCCGCATCTGCGGGCTACGGTAATTTGGGTGAAACTCAAAATATTGACCTAAAAGCCTTTTTGGACCCTCTGGTGATTTCTGGTGCAGGTAATAGGATAATACCTAGGAACTATCAACTAGATGCACTGTCGTGCACATTACAGAATAAGAATGGATTACTATTATCACCTACGGCCTCAGGCAAGAGTCTGATTATATATCTGGCAATTAAATGGTATTTAGATTACTGTAAAGATGATGTATTAATAATAGTACCCACCACATCATTGGTTGAGCAGATGTACTCTGACTTTGCTGAGTATTCTTCACAAGATGATACATTTAATAACGACGAATTATGTTATAAAGTATATGGTGGAGCAGATAGAGATAATATAAGGAATAGAGTTATAATATCTACCTGGCAATCGATTTATAAATTAGGGCCACAATGGTATCAAAGGTTTGGTATGGTTGTTGGAGATGAAGCTCATCAGT